CTACACTCTCGTCTGAATTAATTGTTATAGCTGTGCTTGTAGCATTATCATCAATACCTACACCTAGAGTTACATCACCATCAGGAAGTGTAATCGTTGAATCATCATTCGTATTAGGAGCTTCAATAGTTAGCACTCCACTTCCCGAACTATTTCCTTGTATCTTAACTTTACTCATATTATGTCACCACCCAAGTTGAACCAGTAGGTATGGTAACGCTGTACCCACTGTCGATTGTAATAGGACCTGCTGTTAGAGCATTGTTACCAGAGGTTATTGTGTAGTCTGCACTTATTGTGTGTGCGTGTTCGTATAATCCTTTTGTTGTTGTATTAGCATCTGTATCTAAGGTTGCCCAGCTTGCATCTGAAGCATCAGTTGTTAAATACTTACCAGCATGTCCTGTCTGAGAAGGTAGTGCATCTACTGTAGACCAAGCATTATCACCTCTAAGGTAAGTAGAACTTGATGCTGTACCTGTAGCACTCATCATTGCAATATCAACAGCACCAGACGCAATAGTAAGAGCTGTACTACCTGTTACATCTCCAGTATGTGTAGCGTTTGATACCTTATTATCTAGTTGTGTTTGTATAGCAGAGGTTACACCATCCACATAATTTAACTCAGTATCTGTAGCATTTACTGCACCATCTAAATTAGGAAAGGTATTCTTCAGGGTAGTTTTGATACCTCTTATATGGTCATCACCCTCACTAACATTATCAGTTGACGTAGGATTTGCAGTATTAAGGCTGTCTATATAATTAAAAGTTTCAGTACCCATTATTTACTCCTTTATGCTGAAGCTGCTGTTACAGTTACTGTTACTTGTAATGTGTCTCCACTAATAACTGAACGACTAGAACTGAAGTCTACTACACCATATAATGTACCTGCTGTTCCTGTTGCTGCTGTGTTTAAAAATGCACCTGCTATTGTAGCTGTGCCTGTCACTGAAAAGTCTACTGAACTGGAGTTAGTCATACTACCTGAACTAGCTGCACCTTCTGTCCATTCCTTTCTATTACCTGAGTAGTCAGTAATTTCTGACCAACTAGAGTGTGATGCCATTGTATCACCAGCTACTGGTGTACCTGCACCCTTCAGTCCAATGTACCAAGCTGTTACTTGTGTACTGGCATGAAACTGTGTGTCTAGTATGTGGTTCAGTCCGACTGTTGTAATTAAATTCTTATTGTCTTCCTGCCATTTTAAATTACCATGCTTATCTAAGCAAGTAACTTTCCATATATTGGTTAATTTTATTCCTACGTCTTTCATATTATCTCCGTTAGTTATTCGTCAGGGTCAGCTACCTTGGTCCAGATAGTTGAGGTGTCTTCTGCTTCGTCATTCCACAGGAAGTTGTTATCTGAAGTAGTATTACTTGTTATGCTCATTGTAGCACTCTCTTCAAAATTTACGTTATTCTTTATTGTTTGATTATTTGCTAATGTTAGTGATACTGGATATTGTACACTAGCTGCTGCTGTAGTTCCTACTGATGTTCCCATTGTAGCTGATGCTAGTTTGATTGCATCCTCTTCATTTAATTCAGAGAATATAACCTGGGTCATGTTAGCTGTTACAGGGAATGCAGCAGTTTGTGAAGAACTTAAAGAACTATCAGCGTTAAGGTTTGCTGTTGCTGAGTATGTACTTACTGCCCAAGTGTATGGGTTAGTAGCCCATGTATTAGTATCTGCAGCCCACGTACTTTGAGCCACTAGCCTTCAACTCCAGAGTATATATTTCTTACTCTCATCTGTGAGCCTGAATGTCTATCCTTATCATCAGCTAATTGTAATTTACTAACAGCACCACTGTAAGCAGACAACCATAACTGTATACGTTCATCATTCTTAATGAAAGGTTCTGCCTCTAGTAATGCTCCATATAATAGTAGGTCTGGTGCATTTGTAGTTAGCCAGTTACTTGTTACTGTACCTGAAGTACCATCACCTAATGCCGTGAACTTCTCATAGAAAGCCATCTCTACTTCATATACTGCATCTGGTATTGGTGCTAGTTGTATTTCGTCACCTATTAATGTATATGCTCTAGGGCAACCTGTTGAGCTACTACCATATAGTCTATCTAACATCTCAGGTGTTATATACTCTAATGGTCTTATAGGATTATTGTTTATTTGTATGTTACGCATTTGTACATAACCACCAGGGAGATTAAAGTATCTCTGACCTGAAGTGGTACTCATTGTACTTCTTACTTCCATTGGTCTGATGCGAAGCTCTCTATTAATTCTAGCTTCAGCTAATGTAATGAAGTCTGGTATTCTACTAGTTAAGTCAGACCTGTCTAACCAATCAGCTATTGCATCTTTTAAACCTGAGTAAGTATTTAATGCCATTATAGTTTTCCTTTAGTTGTTCTGAATGCTGAGTTCTCTGGTTTATTTAACCATTCCTTCATTCTCTCTTGGTTCCCCCAGATACCTTCCCTCATCATCTGTTCTACTAACACTAGTGGTATTCTTGCTACCCTGTGTGAGAACTGGCTGTCACCATCATATTGTTTGCGACCACCTCTTTGACTATCAAACCTTAATAAAGCATTCTCTTGTGCGAGTTGTCTTAATTCTTTATCGTCTTGTGTACTGACAGAAGTTAAACTTCCATCTGTGTTTTCAATTAGTGTGTTTTTTAGTGCCATAAATTGTAGCACCCCAGTTGCCCAGGGTGCTAGGTAGATTAACCAGTAGTGTATTGTATCTTACCGTTAGCAGCTTCATTGCCACAACGTAGACCATACTCAACTAGAAGCATCTTTTTGTCGCTATCGCCTTCTTTCGCAATATCCACAGTTTGGAAGTCACGTAAGTAGTCAACAGACCACATGTCATTTTGTAGGAAGTATATAATATCCTGGTCGGCATATCTATCCAACTGAATGTTGAATGTACCGAAGTCAGAAACATATACGTCTACAGCATTGTAAATTGACTTGTTGTCATCTACAACTGATTGTGTGCTAGAAGCACGACCTGACATTGCAGTGATTAACTTCTTGTTGGTAGCACCAAGTAGAATAGTTGATGGTTCACCACCAGCATTCCATGTGCTCTCAGCAACTGCTGTTATATCATCCTCAACTACAGCAGCATGAGAACCAGAAGTACCAGCATTAGTCACGTTAGTAGTGATGAAAGCAGCAGCTCCTTTAGTTTCACGAGCAACTGATGCACTTCCAGCAACTGCAGCATTGTCAGCTAGTAGAGAAGTTTCCATGTCACGCTTAAGCTCTTTAGAAGCTTTAGCTAGTTGGTGTGCCATTTCTGACTTCTTACCTGCATTGTTAACTTTGTCCTGAGTACCAGTTACTTCAACAACCTTCTTAGAAATTTGTGTATAGTTTCCAAGACGAGTAGTTGCAGTAGTAGCTGCTGTTCCAACTGCTGCACCTTCAACCACAGCATTAGAGCCAGAGGCTGATGCTAGTGCATCGGTCTGCCACTCAAAGTAAGTATTAGAGACACTTCCCTTCTTCGTTATATTAGATAGAAAGGGAGTATCCGTTGGGCTTATATCATATATGACATCAGATAAATCCTCACGGATTGCCTGGGCATCATATGTACTAAAATTTGTAGCCATTTTTATTTTTCCTTATATTGTAGCTACAGTAAACCTATACTATAGCATGTCATAAAATACGGAAGCAGCATCATCTTGACTACCAGACTTCCTTAACCTTGTACGCTTTTTCTTGGCTTTATCATTAGCTGCCTCAGATTTAACTTTGCCTCTTCCAGACTTCTGTACCTTAGGGACCTTCTTAATTTTCTTTTTCTTAGGTGCTACCTTGTCTGTAATCTTATCAAACTCCATAGCTTTCTTAAGTATAAGAACACTTCTATGGTCTGCTAGTTGTTCTATTTCCTCAGGAAGGAAACCAACATCTTGTGCGTACTTACGTACATCAGACTTAACAGAAGATTTTTTATCTGCCCACTCAGGTAAGGCTTCAATCAGTTTAGCATATTGGTCTTGCACAAAGTGTGCTCGTGCCTGACCTGCTTGTTCTGCTTGTTGTTGCTGTACAATTTGTTGTTGTTGTTCAGCATTACTTAACTTATCTTGAGCATCTCGGTATTCATCTTTCTTTAGCATGTAAGCATAAGGGTCTTCCTCTTTCAAGGTGTTCCAATCTACTTCATTAAATTCTGATAGCTTGGCTTGTTGTTGCTCTTGCAACATTTGTAAACCGTTAGCATACAGTTGTCTTTCTTCATATAGCCTTGCACGTTCAGTTTCAATTACTTGGTTTTCTTTACGTTTCTCAGCTAATGCTTGGGACTTACGAGTATAGTCAGCTTGTCTTTGGTATCCACTCTTTAGTTCGTCAAGGTTAACATCAAACTCTTCACCATCTACTTTAACTCTATATGTATCTGGTACTTCCTCTTCTGTTTCCTCTTCGTCAACTTCTTCAGTTTCTTCATCTTCTACTACTTCCTCTTCGGCTTGCTCTTCTTCAGAGACCTCTTCGGTTTCGTCTTCAGCTAACTCTTCTTCCTCAACTACTTCCTCGTCAACAGTAGTTTCGGTTTCCTCGTCTGTAGGTTGGTCTTCTGATTCCCACATATTAAGGATTTTATTTGCTGCTTCTTCAGCAGAATTTTGTCCAGCTCTTTCTGGAATTGTATTTACATCTTCTTGGATATTCTCTTCAGAACCCATTTGCTTTCTCCTCTCTTAGTTAAAATACTCTTGCCCCTTCTCGGCAAGTTGTCCTGTTTCAAGAACAGATTTGATATGTTGTTCCACTAACTCTAAAGACTTAATGGTCATATAAATTCTGTCTCTCTCAGTCTCTTCACTAATATCAGTTTGTAACATTAACTGTATTAATAATTCTTTTGTTGTATCAAACGCTTCTTTATATAGAGGGTCATTTATCAGACGCTCAGCATCCTGACCTCTCTTAATCTCCTTCCCTTTCCCCATTACCTCTCCTTAGTTTGGACCAATAGCGACTGGTCTTCCTTGTTCCCTCTCTAGTATTAATTCTTGTTGTTTAAGAGCTAAGTCTGCTTTCTTAAGCTCTAGTTCTTGTGCCTTAATCTGCATATTAACCTCAGCCTCTTGTGCTTTAAGAGTTAGTTCTTGTTGCTGTAGTTGTGCATCAAGCTCCATCTCTTTTTGTTTAAGTTGGCTTTCAGTTTGTATCTTCTGCATCTTAATCTTTAACTCTTCCGCTTTAAGCTGTGCTTCCATTTGCTTAGCCTGCTCTTCAGGACTAGGTCCTTGTTGTTGAGGTATAGGCTGGTCTCCTGGGTCTGTAATGAAGTCATTAACATTCTTCATACCCATAGACTTTATCTGCTCAGCTACTAGATTATAAACATTCTTAGGTTTAATCATCATACCTGCTGCAGGGTGTTGTGCAATCATTTGCATTGTTTGAGCTAGTTGTCCTAAATGCATTAGGTTCATATCCTTATTACCAAAACCTAAACCTACCTGTGCAGTACAGTCTAGTTTCTCTTTCCATTCAGCAGGATATAGTGTAACCCATTCGTTATTTAATCTAACTAATTTCTCAGGACTTTCAAACTTCTGTACCAGTTGGTAGACATTGTTGGCTAAGTCTTTCATTCCTGTTTCAGCAAATACTCTAGCTATTAACTCAATCTTTTGTTGAGCTGCGGTCATTACTTGTGCAACACCTGTTGCTGTTTGGTGAGACTTTAAAGCCCCATCATTTAAACCCATAGAGTTCTTATTTACACCAGTTCTTTCTTCTCTAATACTATCTAAGTACCCTAGCATATTGAAAGAGTTTTGGTCTAGTTGTGGTGTTGCTAAAGGACTAACAGCACCTGGAGTTCGTACACGTACAATTCCTCCTGGTCTGCTTGTCATTAGGTCATCTAAGTTAGCTTGACCCTCGACTACTTCATATCGCCCATTATTTGTTAGATACATATTATCTAGCAAGTTACGCATTAAGGTAGTCTTAATTAGTTGAAGGTCGGAGATTAAGTCATAAATACTCAGACCGTAAAATTTATGAGGCATAGGTATAGGTGTAAGGGAGGAGAAGGGAACACTATCCACAGCCTCATTGTCTAACAGTTCGTCTCCAACCTTCGTTATTTTTCTTAATTCGTCAATGCCATCATTATCAAAGTCTACTCTGACGTAGCACTCAGTTACCCAAATACCATCATCAATGTCTCCTGTAGGATAAGAACTATCTTGGTCATAATCAAACCTTGCTAATCTCTCAGACTTCCATTCAGCTTCCTCAGCAGAGAATGCTCTTTCTATTTTAGTCTTTGAATAGCCTTGGCTTATTAATTCTGACTTAGTCTTCTTAACTCTATGTCCTACAAAACGAGCATCATTAATATCTTTAGCATATTTATTAATTAAAAATTCTTCTGGTGGTACAGGTTCTATTCTTACCTGTCCACTCTCGTTTGTTCTTTTGATGACAATATCGTGTAGTACAGGCTGGACATCTTGCATCATCATGCCATCCTGCTCTATCTCTGTAGCACCACCAGTAGCAGTATGCTCTATTATTTCTACATCATCATCTATTAAAAAGGAAGTAAACTCTTCCTCTGTTAAATTCTTATATTCTTCTCTACTGACCGATGTCGTATCATCCCAGTAGTGTTTGACTACACCATTCTTTTGTAGTAGTGCGTCCTTGAACCAAGAGTATATAATATTAAACCCAGGGTTCTGTCTCATTATTACATAATTAGTATAGCTTGTAGCTTGTTTAGCCATCTCCACATCTTCAGGACCTTGTGGTTCAAACTGAACTACCTTATCCCCACCTGTAAATATCTTCATTAGGCTAGGCATAATCCATTCTATTACATCAGCTACATCTCTTGTGACAATCTGGGAGCGACCTTCTTGTTCGTTACCATACTTCTTACCATAGTACCTATCTAAAGCATCAGTCCTTTGTTGGGTTAACTTACCATCACCATATCCTAGTGCACTTTGTATCTCATGCTCTACATGTTGTGATAGTTCACTCTTTGTCATTTTTGCCATAAATTATTCCGTGTAACCCCTCGTTAGAGGGGCTATGATTTTATCTAGCTAACACCGCAAGGAGTAAAGCTACAGCAAGTAATATAGCAAACATACATATTACTTAATCTTTACTTTCTTTGCTTTACTTTCAGGCTGGTCTAGTTCCATATCTATTGTAAGAACTCCATCCTTGAACTTAGCGTTAAATACTTTAAGGTAATCAGCTAAAGCCCACTGTCTAGTGAATGCTCTCTGTGCTATACCTTTATAAACAAAACCACCTTCCTCTTCATCAGAGTTATTTCCAGAAATTTTTAGAGTGTTGTCTTTAACTTCCACATCTAAGTCAACTTTATTGAAACCAGCTAATGCCATCTCAAGTTGGTACTTGTTGCCTTCTGTCTTTTTTATATTATATGGTGGATATTTTGGTAATTCAAAACGTGTAAGGTCGCTGAGTTGTTCAAATACATCATCGAAGCCTACCGTTAAATTTTTAAATGGGTCAAACATTGTTAAGTCTTTCATACTTATTCTCCTTTTATTAAGCGAGGTTTAAAAATGAGGTCCTCTTAATTGAGCAACCTCGGTGTAATCCTATTTCTTTTTGTTAATAGGATATTTTGTTTCTTCTTTAGGGGTAGGGACTGCTTTAATTATTTCCTTTAAGTCCTTAACATCCTTATGTAATTCTTCAATTTTGTTTACTAACCACTGTGGGTTTATGTTCATATGTTCTCCTATACTACCCAAGATAAATCTTGCTTAGGTAAGTCCCTTGACCAGACACTTTCGTTCCCTGTAAATACTGGTTCTGTTACACATAGATACCTGAAAGCATCACTAGCATGTGAGGTCCAATCATGGACAGGCTTCTGGCTCCATATCTTCTTCTTATCATCATAACTACTTCTATACTGTAGTAATGCTTCTAAGCCCTTCTTGGTTTTTAACTCATCAAACCAACATTTATTTAATGTAGTTCTGACAGCATCAATACCATCCATAACCTTTAACTTTGGTGCAACCTGGAAGTCTATACCTAAACTAAAGGCTAAGTCCTTTCTACTTTTACCTGTAGAAAATTCCCTTACCACTATATCGTGTGGGGCAATATGTGCACCATACCTATACTCTTTGTGGTTTAATACATCTATGTAGTGTGGTAATCCTTCGCCACTACTCTCATAATAATCTATAATATTTATAGCTTTACCATCATACTGTGCAAACCATATGCTGGTGCTATCAGAGACCCCAAGGTCCCAAGCAGTTACTACTTGTTTAGATGGGTCGTAAGGAACCTTACCAACCCTATCCTCATCATACGCTGCTTCAATCTCCTTAGCATAATATGCACCTCTAAGTGCAGCAGACCAAGAACACTCATACTCTTGCTCAAACTCCGTATCCGCCATATCTTGCTTAGCAAGTTCCAACTCCTCATCATCTAATATCCCTGTTTCACTAGCTTTAAATAAAAATCTCTTCCAACCCTTTTTGTCATTAGCAGAATGATATAAGTCATAAAACTCATTCTTCCCCTTGGGTGTACCAATAAAGACTGCCCATCCTTTTCTATCTGATAGTGCTGGTCTTATAACCTCTGAGTACATCTTAGGGTTCATCTGGGCATACTCATCAAGAATAACCCCATCGAGGTAAATTCCCCTCAGAGTATCTGGATTATCTGCCCCATATAACTGTATCCTGGCACCCATAAAGTCAGCTCTTAATTCAGCCTCATTGAACTTTATATCAGGAAAATCTATTAATAATCTCTTTAATTCATCCCAAGCTACAGTCTTCGCCTGCTTAAATAAAGGAGCTAAGTAAGCATATCTAGGTGCTTTCTTACCAGTTTGTAAATCCTCTACTGCTGACTTAATCATTTGATTAATAGCAAATACAGTTTTACCAAATCTCCTATGGCAGACAACTACATTAAACCTAGCTAACTCTGTATGTAGTTGAGCTTGTAATTCTCTAGGCGTATAGGGTATTACTACGCCTTTACGTTTCTCCTCTCCCATTTAACTCCTTAATGTACCTTTTCGTCTTTCCTTCTATTTGCATCTGCTATATCTTCTTCATCAGCAGACCAGCTAACGTCAAAGTTTCTGTCTTCGTGTACAATATGTTGCTTAGGTGTCCATCCTGCCTGTGTCTTTAACCAGAATGTAGTCATTGCTGCACTCTCTCCAGACATTGCCATCTCGTATGCCACACCTGCCACCTTAGCAGTTCTTTGTTCTCTAGCAGTTTCTAATGTATGCTTGTAGTATTTATGCAGGGTGCCTATACTAACTCCCATTATCTTGGATATAGTATGTTGGTCCAGCCCAATAAGCACCATTTCTTCTACTTTCTTGTAATCATCATCAGTAGGAATGTACTTTGTAGTAGTTCTCCTGGACTTCTTTCCACCAGCAGCCATATGCTTAGCAGACAGTCCACCAGTAGGTCTGCCTTTCTTACGTTCAACCTTAACTACAACGTCACTAGGAGGCTTGCCAGTCTCGGCAGCAGCCTTAAGACGCACATCTTGTTCAATATCTTTAGGTAACTTTAGTTTAGACATAACTATATCTCATATAAATGTATAACATAGTGTATATTATACCAGAAAACTACTAAGAAAAAAAACTTATTTAGAATAAACTAACAAACTATACTACAAATAAAGAGAATAAAGACAGTATGGTCTGGTATATAACGTAGTATACTACTATAGTTCCTACTTTATCTCTTTCTTGTTAGTTAGTTGCAGGTTTGTTTGTCGTAACTTGTTTCGTACTTTGATAACTAAGGTATATTATACCATAAAATATATACAAATAAAAACTTATTTAGAAAATATATTGAAATATATGCTATAAGCCCGACCCTGCTGCCATTGTTAGTTAACATTGGAAATGAAAAATAGTAAATTTTACATGGAGGTGGGTTCCCCCGATAATCTTTTTTTTCTCTTTGGGTATCCCCCCCCCTTATTGTTCCACGTGAAACACTCAAGGGGGTATTGTTCCACGTGAAACACTCAAGGGTATGTTCCACGTGAAACACTCATGATACATTGACCGTTTAGTCAATCACTGGATAGACGCT